CTCCGCTAGGAACGGAACGGCTCCCATCGCTTGCCGGCCTCGACGAGGGCCAGAGCCTCGGCCAGGACGCGCTCCCGCTCGGCGAGCTCGGCGGCTGCCTCCCGGTCGGCGTCGGTCTCCTCCAGCTCCTCGTCGGAGAGGTTCCGCACGACGAGGAGGCCGGCTCCGGGGTAGGCACCCTCGGTGACGGCGGCGACGTGATCGAGGATCGCGGAGCGGCGCACGACGTGGGATCCGTCCCTCTCGGAGAACGCCTTCGGGACCATCGAGAGGAAGCCGACGGAGAGGTTCTGGTGGGAGCTGGAGACGGCGTCTCGGGCAGCGGCCGACTTCGATGGGTCGAACTTGATCCGGCCCCAGAGCCCGATCTCGCGGTCCTCCAGGTGGGTGAAGACGCCGAGCCGGTCGCCGAACGCCGAGGAGTGGCCGTAGGTGAGAGGGATCCGGCCTGGAGCCCGCAGAGCTCGGTCGAAGGAGCGGCGGGCGAACTCCTCGGTGTAGCGGACCAGCTCCGCTCCTCGGCGCTCGACGATCGGGGTCGGGGAGTTCCACGGGACGAGGATCCCTTCCGCTGTGCCCTCGTCGGCGTCGACCTCCAGGTCGGCGGGCAGAGCTCGGGCGTACCACTTCGGCTGGTCGGTCATGGGGTCGTCGCCTCCTCTAGGCGTTCGTGATGACGGGCCGGCCCGGCGTCTGTGCCGGGACCGGGAGTGGGGCGGCGGGGGCCGGCGAGGGCGGCGGAGGGCCTCCGAACCGTTCCCGCTTGCGGACCTCCTCGGCCGAGAGGATCCCGGCCTGGACGAGGATCTGGTAGCTCTGCGCGCGCTCCAGGAGGGAGGGCCGCACGTACTCGTCGCGGTCGAGCTCGACCTCCCAGTCGCGAGGGAGGAGCCATCCGGAGAGGGCCTTCGAGAGGGTGTGCGCCTCGGGGCGGAGGTAGGCCCTCCAGTGGAAGTCGAAGACGTTCGTGGAGTTCACGTAGGTGCCGGCATCGGCCGAGGGCAGGCCGAGGAGGAACGGCGGGACGCCGAGGAGGTTCGCGATCCTGGACTCCGAGAACTTCGAGAGCTCGGCGAGGGCGGAGTCGCGGAGCTGGACGTTGATCTCCTGGAGCTCGACGCCGTCGGCGAGGACGGCGGGGAGGCCCATCCCGGAGACGCGGGCGGCGATCCAGTCGTGTTGGATCTGCGCGATCTGCCGGCGGTTGACCCTGCGGGGGTACTTGAGGATGGCCGGCGGGAGGCCTCCGGACTCGGCGAGGCCGGTGGCGTATCGGGTCAGGGCGGCGACGGTCAGGAGCCGGGAGCCGGCGACCTCCAGGGGGCCGTGCCCTCGGAGATCTCCGGGCCAGCTCGCGTACTTGACGTGGAGGATGTCTGCGGGGTTCTCGATGGGGACGTCGGCGACGGTGTACTCGATCCCGGAGCGGCCTCGGTCGACGTTGACGACGGCGGGGTTGAGCATCATGAAGCGGGAGGGGTAGCCGTCGGAGCCTCGGGCGAGGGCGTAGACGAAGACCTCGCCGACTCCTCGGAAGCACCAGAACAGCTCCTTCGCGAACGCGTCCCAGGAGGCGTAGATCTCCGGCTCGGGGTTCGTGAGCCACGCGGTCGGGCGATCCTTCGTCGCCTCCTGCCCGCCGTGCACGAGGTACGGCGGCATGGTCGACAGGATCGAGGCGTTCAGGTCCAGGCAGGCGAAGACGATGTCCACGCGGGAGCCGAGCGGGCCGAGCATCCCCTGCCCGGCGGAGCCCCACAGCGGGGTGGCCCATCCCTCGGGCCATCCGGACCAGGCCTGCGGATCGACGGGCGGCAGCCATCCGCCGCCGGGGCCGAGGACGTGCGTGTTCCCGAAGCCCTCGGAGGCATCGGGCCCGACGGAGATCGGGGCGTAGTCGCCTGGAGGGTTCGCCGTCGTCGGCGGCGGGTTCACTCCTGGCTCCTGGCCGTTCGGTTCGTTCCCTCGGGGGGCCGGCATGGACCGCTCCTGGACCACCAGGCCCGACGTCGTGACGCGCTCTGCCATCGCCTACTCCTCTGCCATGTCGCCGTCGGCGGCTGCCGCCGCGATCGCCCAGACCGCCGCCCTCACGGCGTCGATCCGTCCGAAGTCCATCGAGAGGGTCGGCCCCGTCGACGTTGAAGCCGTCCGAGCTGCCAGGACCAGCCGGCACAGATCGCCGGCGTCCCGATCGAACGTGACTCGCCGCTGCCGCCAGAGGGAGGCGAAGACCGCGAGAGCTCGTCGGGTCTCGACTCCTCCCCTCGCCTCGGGCTGGACGGGGATCTCGTCGAGCTCGGCCTCCTCGGCGAGGCTCGCCCCGAAGAGGAACCGTCCGCCGCCGCCGGCCCGCTCCAGGATCCAGGCCGCTCGGGTGTAGGCCTCGGCCCGGTCGGCGAACAGCTCCCCGGTGACGCGGATCTGCCCGCCCTCGGCCTCGGCCAGGACCAGGGCCCCGCCGCCGGCGAAGTTGTCCTCCAGGGCGACCACGGGCCAGGTCATCCCGACGGGGCCAGCTCCGCCGGCCGAGAGGAACGCGTTCGCGTCGACGAGGGCGGGGTTCTTCTCGGAGAGCTCTCCAGGCCTCGGCCAGACGTTGAGGTACTGCGCCCGGAACGACGCCACGTCCCGCTTCGCCATCGCGGTCGACAGGGACTTGCGCATGAGCCGTTCGCGCTGGCTCGTCCACTCCGGGCTCGCCTGCCTCCAGACCTCGACGTCGTCCAGATCGACCACGTCAGGATCGGCGCTCCACTCGACGATGAGCCGAGACGCCGGCTCGGTCAGCTCGGCCAGAGCTGCCCGCCGGCGGTCCAGCATGAGCGGGGTCGCATCCGGGTGCGCGGTCGAGGTGAACAGGAGCTGCGGGTGGCTCGCCGCCAGGAGGGTCGGCTCCGCGTGGTCCTCGATGAGAGCCGGCGGGATCCCCCACGCCTCATCGACCGCCATGAGCCCGACGGTGTAGGAGTGCGAGCTCGCCGCCGCCGCGACCACCCATCGCTGGTCGTCGGCGAGCCGCTCGATCGCCACGTACGCGGCCCCGCCGAACGCCTTGAACTCGCCCGTCCGAGCCGCCCAGATCCTCGACGGCCGCTGGAGCTCGGCGGCGACCTTGAGACTCGTGGCGAGGCTCATCACCAGGTCCGTCCCGAACAGATCCGGCCGTTCCATCCGGAACAGAGCCAGAGCCCGCAGGGCCGTCGACTTCCCGACCTGCCGGGCCGTCGAGATGATCCCCTCGTCCCAGACCAGCTCGCCCTCGACGTCATGCTCCAGGAGCCGCTCCAGGGCGAAGCGCTGCCACCACCGAAGAGCCAGACCGTGCCGGTTCAGGGCGTAGTCGGCGAGATCGGCCCCGAACGATCCGAACGCGCGCGGATGCGGCCCGGACATGATCCGAGGCAGCGTGACGTCCCCAGGAGGCTCTCCGAGGGCCTTGATCCACGGGAGCTCCAGCACGGCGCGCTCCAGCTCCTCGGGCAGGAGACGGCCACGTGTGGCCTCTGTGGGGGTCGTCTGGCCTCCTCGGGAGTGAGCGAGAAGAGGGGCGCGGGGTGTCCTGGCTCCCTCCGGAAGAGAACCGGGGGGGATCCCGTCGTCGTGGTCGAGCTCGTCGAGCTGGAGGGGAGGGGAGGGTTCGTCTCGTCGCGTTGCGCGGGCCATGCGCTCGGCGGTGGCGGCTCTCCTCTTGGCGTTGGTGACGCGGGCTCCGTCCTCCAGGTTGCAGAGGCGGTGGGAGAGGGCTCCCTCTCCTGCCTGCCCGCCGTTGCGGACGGCGATGATGACGTGGTCGAGCTGGACGGTGGAGGGGTCGACGCCGGAGGGGATGAGTACTCCGCAGCGGGCGCATGGGGCGGGGAGGTCGGCGAGGAGCCGGGCTCTCTGCCGGCGGTGCGCTTTGCCGTAGGGGTTGGCCGGCATGTCCACACACGTTCGACCCTGCCCTCGGGGTTGTCGATGGGGTGAGTTGCATGGTTGTGATTCGGCGTGGCGGCTGGAGCTGGAGGGGCGGGGCCTGTCACGATCTGGCCCATGACGAAGCGCGTGGTGACGTTGGTCCTCTGTGATCTGCCGCATGGGGAGGAGGTGCCGGCGGAGACTCTGGTGGTTCCGCTCGGTAGGGATCGGCTGGAGGTGGATCTGTGCGCGGCTCATCGGGCGGAGGTCCTGGATCCTCTGGTGAGGGTGGGCAGGGTGGTGAAGGCTCCGGGGCGGAAGCCTGCGGCGGGGAAGTCGTAGAGGAGAGAGCCATGCGCGGCCCTGCGCCGTTGGGTTGGAACGCGGACAAGCCGCACCGTTGTCCGGCCTGCCATGCCGTCACGGATCCCGGCCGCGTGTGCCGGTGGGCGGTGGTGACGTGCTGCGGGTGCGGGGCTCGGTTCACCCGGTGGCCTCGCCTGGCTCCGGTGCTCCGAGAGGCCGGCGTGGTGTGTCCCGATCATGGCTAGTCGGCTGCCCACACGACTGCCATCCGGCCGGAGGGGAGGGGTCGTCTCTGCCCGGTGTCGTGGGCGAGGCCGAGGGCGACTAGCTCGTGCCGGCGGGTGCGGAGTCCGCTGGGGGAGATCTGGAGGCCGGCTCGTCGGGCTGCGTCGGCGAGCTCGTCGTCGGTGGCGTCGGGGAGTCCTGCGAGGAGCTGGAGGACGGCGGCTTGGGACTGCCGGAGGTCGCCGAGGGAGGCGGCTGCGGCGTGGGAGGTGTCGGGGTCTCCTCGGCGGGTGAGGGTGAAGAGGGCCGGCTGGAGGGGTTCGGTCACGACTCCTCCTGGCCGAGGAGGTCGGCGACGACGACGTTGCCGAACTTCTCCGGCTCGACTCGGATCCGGACAGAGGGCCAGAGAACGGCGACGTGGTGGTCCTCGCAGTGGCCGAGGAGTTCGTCGATCGCGCGGTGCAGGACGGAGGCGTGCTCATCGAGGCCGGCGTCGGGGCCGACGGCGAGCCTGACTCCGTAGATCCGGTTGTGGGCGCGGTGCTCGGCCTCGGCTTGGATCTGTGCTCTCCGGAGGTCGTCGAGTGTCATCACTCCTCGATCCGGTCGAGGGCGAGGTCGACGTGGGTGAGCTCGCGGGCGATCTTGTGCCGGATGCCGCCGATCATCTGGCAGACGGCGGTGGCGGAGGGGTCGGTTCCGTGGGTGGTGGCGGTGTGCTGGTCGAGCCAGGCGAGGAAGTCGTCGACGCGCTCGAACGCGGAGCGGAGGAGGACGGCCTCGACGATGACGAGGGAGGGGTCGTCGGCTGCCATACGGCGGGAGATCATCGCGGCTAGGACGTCGGGCTGGATCATCGGTGGTTCCTCTCTGTGCGGAAGTTATCCACAGGCCTCTTGGGTTGAGTACGCGGGGTGATCTGGGTCCTGGTCTTGTCTCCTCTTGTCTCCTCTGTCTCCTCTGGAGGGTGCATAGGGCCCTGCGTTCCAGCAGTGGGGGCCCTCCATTCCGGCAGCTAGGACCCTCCAAATGGAGGGCCCTATACGTCCTCCATTCGGTCCTCGGGGAGGCCGTCGTCGGTGGAGTTATCCACAGCCTCCAGGTCGACGTTGATCCGGTAGACGGCGTGCCGGCCGGGGACAGCTCGGGAGGCGAGGGTGACGATCCCGAGGTCGGTGAGCTCCTGGATCGCACGCCTCATGGCCCGCGTGCGGGTGTCGGTCGGGAGCTGCCCGAGGGCTGCCAGGATCCGCACATGCCCGCCGAAGTAGAGGCCGGCCTGGAGCTTCCCGTGGTCCTGGTCGAGGGCGACGAGGGCCATCACGACGTAGGCGAGCTGCGCGTGCCGGGAGCACTTCGTGGCGACGATGGGGAGGCCGGCCATCGCGAGTCGGGCTCCCATGTCAGAGCCCGCCGAGGTCGAGGACGTCCTGGCCGAGCCGGCGGGCGGCGACCTCGCACCACCGTTCGTTGAGCTCGATCCCGATCGCTCGACGGCCCTCGTCCTTGGCTGCCCGCAGGGAGGTCCCGGAGCCGGCGAACGGATCGAGGATGAGATCTCCAGGGTCGGAGAACAGCCGGGCGAAGTCGGCGTACATGGACAGGGGCTTCGGGGTCGGGTGGCCCGTCCGATCGGCCGTGACGGCGTTCAGGACGTAGTTCCCTGCGCGGCCTCCTCCGTTCCACCTGGCCCTCTCGTCGGCCCGATGCATGTAGGCGATCGGCTCCCACCCGAGGGCCGGCCGATCCCCGGAGAGCTGCGGCATGGACGTGAGCTTGAGCCAGGCTCCGAGCCGCAGGGTGCGGAGCCCGATCGGGGGGTCCAGGAGGAACTCCGCCGCCGTCGTCATGTCGAGCGTGGCGATGATCCAGCGGCGGGTGATCCGGCCGAGCTCGGCGAACGTCCCGTAGAGCTCGGCGTTGGTCATCGACTCGAAGCCGAGCTCCGTGCCGATGCCGAGGACGGAGGCGGAGCGGTTGACGGCCTGGTGGGTCTTGGCGGAGTACGGCGGATCGGTCAGGACCAGGTCGACGCTCTGGTCCTCCAGCTCGGGGAGGATCTCGGCGGCGTCTCCGTGGTAGATCGAGATCCGGCCGTCCGTCCAGTAGGGCTCACGCATGGTCCAGGGGCTCCCCGTAGCCGGCTGCGCGGAGCATGGTCAGGCTCTCGGCGAGGGTGGTCCGGACGGCCATCGAGCGGGCGTAGAACCAGGGCCGGTCGTCGAGGTCGGCGATCCAGCCGAGCCGCCAGTAGGCCCACCATCGGTCGGCGTTGTTGGCCCCGACGTAGGGCCTCTGGACGACGAGGAACGCGACGAGGGCGTTCCCGTTGTCCCTCTCTCGGGCGGTCTCGTCGAGCCAGGTCTGGACGTCCCGATCGGAGAGGTTCCGGGCCATGTCGCCGCCCTTGACCTCGACGATGACTCCAGGGCAGAGCATGACGTCGCCGACGTCTCGCCGGCCGTGGAGGGCGAACCGATCGGCCCAGGGGAAGCCGCGCGTCCGAGCTGCGCGGACGACGGCCGTCTCGGCGTACGTGCCGATCGCGCGGGGGCGGTTCATGGCAGGCTCCCGCAGATCCAGGCCGTCCCGGAGGAGATGAGGAACTGACCGGAGGGCGTCAGGACGTAGCCGGCGGCGACGGCCTCGGCGGCGGGGCGGAGGTTGAAGCCGGCGTGGACGAGGGCGGCGAGGATCGACGCGCGCTCGGCCTCGGCCTCGGTGAACCGCCGGCGGGATCCCTGCCCGGGGTGGTCGTCGGCGATCGGCAGGTACCCACGCTCGATCCAGTGGTCGAGTTGCCGGTAGGAGATCCGGAGCCGGGCGGCGACCTCGATCGACGTCGACGTCTCACTCATCGGCTTGGACCTGCCGCTCCAGGCGGTCGATCACGTCGGAGGCCTCCGTCACGGTGATCTGGTTGGAGGCCTCGACGGGACGCTCCAGCCAGCGGGAGAGGTAGGCGTGCCGGGCCTCGGGGCCACGGACGCCGGCTCGGACGAAGAGCACTTGGAGCTTCCGGAGCTGCGCGTCGGTGAGGAGCGGCTCCTCCTCCTCGGCCGGCTCGTCGTCGGCCGGCGGCGGCTCCTCGGGCTCGGGGAGATCGAGCGGTAGCGTTGCCTGCGGCTCGGCGGCGGTCTTCGGTGACTCCTGGCCCGCCGCCGAGCTCTCGTCGTCCTCGGGCCGCTCGGCGGCGACGGAGAGCTCGCCCGAGATGATCCGATCAAGGACGTCGGAGTTCATGTACCACCGACCGCCGACCTGGACGGCCGGGATCCGGCCGGCGGCGAAGTCTCGCCGGAGCGTGACCTCATGCCGAGAGAGCCGGCGGGAGACCTCCGCTAGCGGGACCAGGTTCTCGTCGAGGGGCGGCAGCTCGACGTCGGAGACCTGCCGGGGCTGCCGCTGGATCACCGTCGGAGGAGCCGCACGTTCGCCTGTGCCGGCCTCGGGAGGGTCGTCGAGCTCGGGGATCCCCGCGAGGACGTCGGCGGCGATCCTGCGGGCGACGTCGCCGGCTGCGCGGGCCCAGAGCATCGCCCGAGGCTGGAGCTCGTACTGGCTCGGAGCGTTGTTCGCTCCCCGCCGGATGAAGCCGGCCCGCCGAGCTCGATCGAGGGTCCAGGCGGAGGTCTCGACGTGCTCGGGGTCGCCGGCCCGGTGGCCCTTGACGACGACGCGGTCGTCCTCCTCGATCTCGGTCCAGATCCGGTGCCCTCGGCTCTGGCATAGGGCGACCTGCGCGCGCACGTACATGCCGAGCTGGCCCCGGATCTCGAACATGGCCCGGAGGGCGGCGATCGGGGAGAGCCCGACCTCGGCCCCGAGGAGGATCACGGCCGTCGCCTCCTGCGGCTTGCCTCGGAACGCCGGCGGGCAGACGTTGGTGCGGACCAGGCTCTCGGCGAGGCGGAACGCTGCCTCGGCGGCGTCGGCCCACGCGACTAGCTGGCCGGCGGGATCTCTCGGGCGGTACTCGATGAGCTCGGTCACGGGATCTCCTCTCAGAACAGAGAGCGGGCGTCGGCGACCTGGACGGGGGCCTTGACCAGGTCGTCGCGGCGGCGGTTGCCGGCGTAGATCACCTGCGCGGCGCGGAACTCTGCGAAGCCGTCCTCGATCGAGCCGAGGTCGTAGAGCTCGGTGAACTCCGGCTGGACGTGGAGGACGCCGACGCGGTCGATGAGCGGCATCGGGGCCTCCTCGCCGGCGTCGTCGACGTAGAACTCCGCCATCGCGTACGCGGCGAGCTGGAGCGAGGTGTCGCCGTAGACGGCCCTGGAGGTCTTGACGTCCAGGAGCCAGCGCTGGCCCCGCAGGATCCCGACGAGATCGAGCCGGCCGGCGTAGCCGAACCGTCGGTTGCCGACGATCCGCTCGACCAGCTCGGCCTCGAAGCCGAAGTCGTCGAGCCATCGGACGTAGCCGGCGACGGCCTCGGCGAGCTCCGCCGGCGGGGAGACGGGCTCGCCTCCGATGACTTGTTCGGCCCAGTGGTGGATCTCCGTGCCGCGCACTCCGGCTGCCCGCTTGATCTGGTCGGGCAGCACCGTCAGGGCGGCGACGAGGGCCTCGGGGCCGAGGTCGCGGACGGCGTCGACGGTCGAGGGTTGGGCGGCGACGGCCTCGGCGACGACCTTCGCCGCCCATCGAGGCAGGGCCGGCTTCGGGACTCCGCCGTTGACGATCGTCGTGACGGAGGGCACGCGGGCTCCGTCGAGGCGGTAGGCGTGCCATCCGTTCCGGTCGGTGAAGGTCAGGGTCATGACGGACTCCTAGTTGGCAGGGGAGGTGGTCCAGGGCTGGACGCGGAGATCGGCGCGGAGCCAGACGCCGTGCTCGCCGTAGAGGCAGACCCACCGGGCGTCGGTGACCTGGAGGAGGCGGTCGGCGAGGAGCTCTGCCAGCTCCGGGGTGACGTCCTCGACGAGATCGGTCAGGACGCCGGGCTCGGTGACGGCCCAGACGACGCGGAGCCGGCCAGGGCCGAGGTCGAACCGTGCGCGGAGCTGCGTGGTGCGCCGGCTCATCGCTGCGCGGCGAGCTCGTCGTGGTAGCTGCGGAGGATCTCGGCGGTCGGGATCGAGGTGGACAGGAGCGGGTAGACGCGGGCGAACGCTCGGGCCCGCCGCTCGACGTCGGTCATGCTCTCCGCCGGCCAGCTCCGGGGCGGCTCGATCTGTGCCGGCCTGGTAGCACGCCACCGTGCAATTCTGGTCATTTCTCTGACTCCTTTGTGCGCGCACGGATTGCATTCATTTCTGCGCGGAATAGCGCGTTCAGGTAATCGGCCTGCGCCGGCGTCAGAGGCGGTGCCTCCTGCCCTGCGGCCCTGCCGGCGGCGGCGAGCTCCTCGGCCTCCTCGGGGCTCACGGGAAGCTCTCCATCGGCTCCGGCTCGGTCTCCTGGATCCGCTGGATCCCTCGGTGCGCGTCCTGCCAGGCCCGGTACGCGGCCGGCCGGAACCTCCAGAGCCGGCCGATCTTGAAGCCCGGCAGGATCCCGCGACGGGCCCAGTCCTCGACCGTGCTCTCCGAGAGCTGGAGCTCCTTCGCGATCTCCCGCACCGTCAGGAGCGGCTCGGTCTGGTCGTGGTTCTTCGCCACGGGGTGCCTCCTGTCCGGGCCCTGGTGGGCCTCTGAACAGGGAGCCTCCGCCCTGTCAAGCGCGACACGCCGAGGAGGACGAGGAAGTCGGCGGCATCGGTAGGCATGGGTAGGCATCCGGCCGTACTGGCGGTATCTGACCTGTGGATAACCCAAGTACCGCCAGTACCGCCAGAGCCGCCGAGATCCGCTACGGGGCCTTGACTCCTGTCACAGGAGCAACTAAGAACATGGCTAGGCCGAGGCAACGAAGTCGAGGTCGTCCGAACGAGGGGGCTCGTGTGGGGAAGGACCAGAACCAGCCGAAGAGCGAGCGAGGCCGGCCCAGGTGGGTCGGCCCGAAGTCCATTGCGAACCAGCTCACGATCTCCGAGCGCCACGCGGAGCGGCTTTGCCAGGAGGGGGTCTTCGGGCCTCGACTGGTGATCGGGCACCGCACGGTGCGCGTTCAGCAAGCGGGGGTGGACGCATTCCTCGCAAAAGCAGAGGGGCCGAAATGAACCTCACCATGAGCCGGCACGCCGAGGAGCGGATGGTCGAGTTCGGGCTCTCGCCCGACGTGATCTCCGCCATCGCGACCAGGCCCGATGTCTCCCACACGAACCGGAGCGGCGAGTCCGTCCGAGTATGTGATGCCCACCCGAGCTGGACGGTCGTCGTCGGGGCCGACGGGACGGTGATCACGGTTCTCCGCAGGACCGCCGAGCGATGGGAGCATGAGATCTCGAACGGCTCCCCCAGACCTGTCCACTCGATCGAGGCCCGGCTCCCTGCGGCCGAGGCGATCGAGGCGGACCCCTACGTGGCTCCCCTCCGAGCCGCGTCGGGCAGACGGAGGCCCGCGTCAGCCCCGATGCGGGCCTCCGTCGTCTCCACCCGCGTGGTCGTCGATCCCGCCGCCCTGGAGCTCGCCCGGCAGCTCGCCGGCGGGGATCTGCGGCGGCTGGTCTTGAACCTCGACGGCTCCGTCACGGTGCTCAACCGGGCGCGCGGCAAGTGATCCAGCTACGGAAGGAACCGCCCACATGTTGATCGAGACCGTTCTCCTGACCCCCGAGGAGGCGTCGAAGATCCTCGCCGTCTCCGAGGCCATCGTGCAGAGGCCGCTTCGGTCCGCGCTCGTCGATCGGATCGCCCGCTCGATCTCTGCGGGCGAGTGGCGATCCACCCACCAGGCGATCGCCCTGGACGGGCGGGGGGCCGTCATCGACGGCCAGCACCGACTCCACGCGATCGTCAAGGCGGGGGTCCCGGTGATGGTCACGATCGCTCGGGACGTCGACCCTGCCAGCTTCGACGTCATCGACACGGGGGCCTCCCGGACTCCAGGGGACGTCCTCCACATCGCAGGGCACGCGCGGGCCTCGATCCTTGCCGCCGGGGCCCGGTACCTCCTGTCCTACGACGCGATCGCCGGGACGACGGAGCTCCTGAACACGTACCGATCGAGGTTCTCCACCCGTCAGATCCTCGCGGAGGCGAACTCCGAGCGAGGGAAGGTCCTGGCCTCGGCGATCCCGGTCGGGGCGACGATCGCGCGCAACCTCGGGCGGAACGGGTTCGGGGCCTGGATCGCGGTGTTCGTCACGCTCCTTCGGACGGAGCCCGACGTCAACCCATCGACGGCGGTCGACTTCCTCGGCGGGCTGCGGGACGGGACCAACCTCTCGGCGGGGTCGCCGATCCTCGCCCTCCGCCGGTACCTCTCCAGTGACTCCGGTCTGGTGACGATCCAGAACCGGGAGCGGATCGCCGTCGGTCTGGCAGTCTCGATCAAGAGCTACAACCGTTGGATCGCGGGCGAGACCTCACAGCTCGTCGCGTTCAAGGCGGGGATCGAGCGTATGCCTCGGCTCCTGCCGCCGCCGCCGAAGCACGCCGGGGAGGACGAGTGATGGACGAGATCGAGGAGGCCGAGGTCCGCCGGCGAGCTCGGGAGGTGAACCTCCCGCCGTGCTGGAGCTGCGGGTACGTCCAAGACGGGATGAGCCCTGCGAAGGGTGGTGGGACGCCGGAGGACGCGGAGCCGGAGCCGGGCCGATCACTGGTGATCTGCCTCGCCTGCGGCTCCCTCTCGATGGTCGACTACGCGCCGAGCGTCGGGAAGTACGTGCGGGAGCTGACCTCCGAGGAGTACCTCCGGGCCCTCTCCGATCCGGGGGTGGTGATGGCTCTGGAGCACCGTGCGATCGTGGTCGCGAGAGCTCGGGCGGCGGGTTGGCGTCCGACCCGGCTTGACGAGTGATCCAGATCACAGTCGCGAAAACCGCCTCTGACCTGCAACTATCCCCAGAATCTCGTCCAGGGGTTAGGAGGCCCGAGAGGGCCCTTGTCGCCACACAGAGGCACACAGAGCCTCACAGGGGGTCATCCCCATTGTCCGATTCGGTGTCCAGGAGGAGATCGTGAGCAAGGACGACGAGACGTACCGCCGGCTCCTGGAGCTCGGCGTGCCGTGGCCGATCGCTCGGGAGGCGGTCCCTTCGACCGCCCTCGATCGGGACCAGACCCACTCCGTCGAGGAGCGGAAGCGGGTGCCGAGCTGGCTCGTCGATCGCGAGGAGGAGGACGGCGTCGAGGGCTTGACCATGCTCGGACACGGCCTCGATGATGAGCCGTGAGGAGGCCGTCTCCTCCTCGCGGATCGTCGCCGTCCGATGAACGACAGAGCCCGCCCTCCCCTCTCGGGGCGGGCGGGCTCTCCGGTCTCTAGGCCTGGCCGAGCCAGTCGAGGCGGAGCTGGTCCGGAGCGAACTTCCTCTTGGTCGTCGGGAGCACCGTGATCGTCAGGAGGGCGGCGATCGCGGCCCGCTTGCCGGCGAGACTCTTCGCCTCCCATGCCTCCCGAGTCGCCTCCTCCGAGCCGAGGCCGAGGAGCCCGCGCACCTCGGCCGGCAGCGGCCGGGCTAGCTCGACCCCGGCCTCGGCGGCGGCGAGCTGCGGGCGGAGGTCGGCGGAGATCCGGGAGAGCTGGCTCCCATCGATCGCGCCGGCGGAGAACAGGTCGGCAGCCTCGGCGAGCTGGCCCCGCAGAGCTGCCACGTTGGCGCGTGCGGCCTCCAGGGCACCGACGTCCTGTGCGAGCCAGTCCAGGGCATCGGGGCGAGCGAGGCGGGCGATCATGGCCTCCGAGACGTAGAGGTCGATCGGCTCCTGGACCCTGCGGATCCCGAAGCACTCTTTGCACTGGTAGGCCGGCTTCGCGGTGCCGGTGCCGTGCACCACCCAGATCCGGTTCGAGCCGCAGCGGCCGCAGGAGAGGAGCCCGGAGAGGAGGTGGGTCCTCGCCGCGCGCGGCTTGAGGCGGGCGGGATCCCGCAGGTGGGCGACGACCGCCGCGTGGGTGGCGTCGTCGTACAGCGGCTCCCATGCGGCCGGCCCGACGACCTCGCCCCGATGCACGCGGCGAGCTCGGTTCCTCTCCCGCAGCATGAGCTTCGTCAGGATGGTCGTGCTCCAGCTCCCGCCGCGCGGGGCGGGGATCTCGCGGGCGTTGAGGTCCCGCACGATCGAGGCCGTGGTCTCGCCCTCGATCATGCGGGCGGCGACCTCGCGGAGCACGTCGGCCTGCGCGGGATCGATCGTGTCGACCACCCGACCATCCCTCTCGTGGTGGCGGCTCCAGCCGTAGGCGATCGGGCCGTGCGGCGTGCCGGCGGCGGCGTTCTGGTCGAACGCGCGCTTGGTCCGCTCGGAGATCGCGTCGGACTCGCCGGAGTCGTTGACTCCCATGTACCGGATCATCTGAACCTCCGCTGCGCTCATCCCGGGGTAGATCCGGTGGCCCTGGACCGTGGTCACGGTGAGGCCGAGGTGCCGGAGCTCCAGGAGGTGCTCCCGCTCGATCATGTTTCGGGTGAGGCGGGAGAGGGAGTAGGCCACGATGTGGCCGACCTCCCCGCTCCGCACCCGCTCGATGAGAGCCGGCCAGAGGACGCGGGGCTTGGAGGAGTAGCCGGAGGCCGAGGAGTCGTTCTCGACGATGATCTCCGAGAGGGAGAGCCCGAGGATCGAGGCGAGCCGGCGGGTGTCCTCCTCCTGCCGCTCGACGCCGAGGCCTCGGCCGTCGCCATCGCGGGAGATCCGGCAGTAGGCGACGTCGTGGGCGACTCGCAGGTAGGCGGCAGCGGTGGGGGCGAGGGTCGAGGTGCTCATCGGCCGATCCCGACCAGGTCGGTGAGGGTCGCCCCGTAGGTCGTGGCGTAGACCGCCCGCGAGGAGGAGAGGGCCTGCGCGGAGATCTCCTCGAACTCCTCGGCGCTCATGTCGCCGGCCATCGCCGAGGCGAAGTTCCGGAGGGCGGCGAGGCGAGCCTCCCGCGCGATCGAGAAGTCGTCGGGGCGGCGGTGGCGCTCGGCGTACATCGTGTTCTGGTTCTTCCGGATCGCGGCGAGGGCGGCGGCGAGAGGGGCGGTGCTGGTCATGAGTGACTCCTGGCTGGTTCGTGCGGGAGGCCCGCCGGCGAGTGCCGGCGGGCCGGGGAGGTCAGGCGGAGGGGGCGACCTTGGAGACCTGCGGGGCCGCGCGGTGCTCGGCGACGTGGGCCCGGCAGAGCGGCACCGCGCGGTAGCTGGTCGGGCGGGCCGTGATGTCCCACCGGCCGGCAGCGGCGGCGATGCATCCGACCACATCGCAGGGGAGCTCCGGGGCCGGCAGCTCCAGCTCGGCGAGGATCTCCGAGCCGGCGATGGTGAGCATCCAGTTGTCCGCGTCCCAGAGGCCCCGGCCGACCAGGTCGGCGAGGGCGACCTCCGAGAGGGTGCGCCATGAGTCGGGGCGGGCGGCGGCGGAGAGGCGGGCGGCGGTGCGGGCGGGGATCGAGGTGCTCATGGGGCTTGACTCCTGGCTAGCTCCCCTCCGGCGGATCCGGAGGCGGAGCCTCCAGCTTACCAGCTAGAGGGTTAGTAGCGCAACTTAACCCAGGTGTAGTGCGGCGACTAACCCTCTCCGCCAGAGCTCGCCGGCGGCTCGACCGTCCAGCCGAGGGCGCGCAGCTCGTCGGCGACCATCGGAGCATCGGCGGGGTCGAGAGCTGCCAGCTCCGGGCGCTTGATCCGCCAGTACTCGGCGAGCTCGTCGTCCGTCATCCCACGCGTGTCATCTCTGCCCATGCCGGAGAGGGTAGCGCCTCCAGGGTCGCCGGCCTGCCTCGGGGCCGGCCGGCATCCGCCGACCCTCTCCCAGAACAGTCCGAGCCGCTCGCCTGGCTGCCGGGCCTCGGGGTCCTGCGGGAACTCCCGGAGGTCGAGCTCGGGGTCGGTCGCGGGATCTCTGCCCTCCCGCGTGATCACGATCGGCCTCCTCCGGTCAGTCGGGTGAGAGCTCCGCCGGCGAGGAGGAAGGCGAGGTAGACGGCTGCGCGCTGGAGGTCGGTCGGCACGGATCCGGTGACGGCGGAGATGATGACGACGGCGACGACGAGGACGGCGAGAGCCACGAACGCGACCAGGGCGATGATCGCCATCGGCGTCCAGCCGTAGGTCGAGGTCGGCGGCGGCGGCGTCGAGACCTCCGTCTCGATCCGCCCGACGGCCGAGGTCGTCTGCTCCGTCCAGTCGTTCGCTTGGTCGAAGTCGAAGACGCGGTTGCGGCCATCGGAGGCCGTCCACATCGCGTCGAGCCGGCCGACGGCTCCTTCGATGTTGAGGAGCCGCTGGCTCTCGTCGGGGGTCATGTCTGGTTCCTCCTGCGGGGTGGGGTCGTAGATCCGGACCTCCGAGACCTCTTCGGTCCAGCCGAGGTAGGTGCCGTCGAAGTCGCGCTCGATCTGCGCGATCACGTCGGGCCCGTTGTCGCCCCAGTACTGCCGGACGTCTGCGTTGAAGGTGGTGATGATCTCTCCGGCGTCTCCGCCGAAGACGACGTGGTCGTACTGGCTCGGGGTCCGGAAGTAGAGCGGGACCGCCGGCGGCGGGTTGCGATCTCCCTCGTGCTTGGTCGAGGCCCCGTTCCACGCGTCGATCGCCGAGGCGTAGTAGGAGCCGACGTCGAAGCACGTCCGAACGAACTGGAGGCAGTAGCCAGAGGCCGGCATGGAGTCCGGGCCGATCCGGCTCCTCGCGTACTCGATCGCCTCCTGGCCGACGCGCGTCATGGCCTCGGCCCGAGGCGGGTGATCCGAGCCTTGACGAACACGGACTGCGCGGTGGCGAGGGTCTGGTAGCAGACGATCTGGACGGAGTTGTTCAGGACGAGAGGGATCGCGGGGATCGCGACGGAGAGCTGGTCGTCGCCGTTGCCGCCGACGGCTCGGGCGACGAGGACTCCGCCGACCTGGATCTCGGCGTAGGCCCGCCCGGTGATCGCTGCGCCGAACCGGACAGAGGCCTGGATCGCGTGGAGGCCGGCGGTGACCGTCATGAGCTGCCCGCCGTTGACCGTCGAGACGTTCCCCCAGGACTTGGCGGCGTCCTTGACCCAGTTCCCGGTGATCACGACGACGTTGGGGTTGGCGGTGCCGTTGCCGTCGAACTCGTTGTGGGTCCGATCGGCGTAGGTCGCGAGGGCCTTGATCGCGTCATCGCCGTCGACGACGAGATCCGTCCCGAGGGGGTACGGAGCTCCTCCTGGCAGTAGGGCCATGTTCTCGGTTCCTCTCAGATCAGAGCGGCGCGGAGACGCCACGTAGGTCGTTCCACGTGATGGCCGGATCCCAGTCGTTCCACGTCCAGCTCGGATCGAGCTCGTCCCATGCGGCGGAGGTTCCGAGCCCGCCGCCCGAGGCCGAGACGCCGAGCTCCAGGACCCACCTGCCCTCGACGAAGCTGTAGGAGCCGCCCTCCAGGTAGACGCCGGCACTCTCTCCGGTGGGGCTCCAGTCGGGCAGCTCGCCGAGGACGAGAGGGAGCCCGATCCGGCTGGTTCCGTCCAGGAGGGTGAGGAGCATCGCCACGCCGTCGATCCCGGGGCGGACGTCCTCGTCGTCGATCGTCAGACCGCCGGCCCTCCAGCCGGAGGGAGCGGCTCGGGTGAGGAGCCGCTGGCCGACGTCCTCGGCGTCGGCCTCGGCCTGGAGCTGCGTGGACGCGGAGATCGCGCGGGTGCCCATCGAGGCCTCCAGGCCGGCGTCGACGAGGAGGACGGTCGCCTCGGAGGTGGTGGGCAGGCCCTCGTCGTCGAGGCCCTGGACCTGCCATCCGACGGAGACGCGGGTGGCGACGTCGGCGACGCTCTGGATCCAGGAGACGGGGTCGCGGAGGATCTCGCAGGCGGACAGGTCGAGGCCGGCGTCGGGGTCGCTCTGGACGATGACGATCGTCCCGTCGGCGGTCTCGGCGAGCTGGAGGAGCGAGGCCCGGAGCGAGGGATCCTCCAGCCGGAGGTAGGCCCCGAGGGACAGGTGGACGGCCGGCCAGAGGACGCCGTCGACGGAGCTCGCGACTTGCTGGAGGAGGCCGGTCGCACCTTGGGAGTCGACGTCCCTCCAGGACAGGAGGATCGGCGCGATCGTGGCGTCGACGTCAATGTCGATCGGGAGGCCGGCGAGCTGGAGGATCCGCCGAGCTCGGGCCTCGGCGGACTCGACGGTCCAGGGCTCGTCGCCGACCTTCCGGTTGTCCAGGTCGGCGGTGAAGCCGGAGGCGACGACCTCGATGAGCGGGCAGCCGGCGGAGTCGTCCCATCCGGCGGAGAGGTCGGTGATCCGGCCGGCGAAGACGAGGACGCTCCGGCCGGTCCCCTCGGCCGGGGAGATCACCTGGACGTCGTCGAGGTACATCGTGCCGACGTCGTCCCAGGTCCAGGTGGGATCGACGGCGTCCCATGCGAGAGCCGGCGGAGCCTGGTCCCAGGAGATCCCGGTGGGCGAGAGCTCGACGTGGATCCCGACCCACCGGTCGGCGATCTGGACGGTGTGCTCGGCGGAGATCGTCTGCCAGGAGCCGTCGCCGATGACGGTGCGGGCCGTGCCGGCGATCGAGGCAGCCGAGGCGTAGGGCCCGGAGTAGACGGCCGCTCGGATCGTCGCGGTCGCTCCAGGAGGCAGCCAGAGCGTCGTGGTGGCCTGCCAGGTCTGGCCGACCGACGTCGTCGGGATCTCGTCCCACGCATCGGGGTTCGTGCCGGCCGGCTGGAACGGGCCGGGGGCGAGGAAGACGGCGGCGGAGGATCCGCCGGCAGCTCGGACGGCCAGAGCCCACGACCCTGTCCGCTTCCTCGCCGAGGAGCGGACGGCGGTGCCGGCAGAGGCGGACCAGGTCTGGTCGGCGAGCTCGAAGCCGGGGTTCACGAACGTCGGTACGGAGGGCTCGGGGTAGCTCTCGCCTCGGGCGAGGACGTCCACGCGACGGCCGGTCCGGTACTGGTCGTTGAAGGCCCGAAGCCCGGGCGAGGAGGAGCCGGCAGCCTGGTCGATGACGGAGAACGAACAGGAGTCGACCCCCGGTTGGCTCATCGTGTCCGAGCGGCCCCACGTGACCTTGAGGTCGGAGAGGATCGCCGGCTCGGAGGGGTTGTCTCCGGGCGAGCCATCGGCGGCTCTCTGGCCGTCGATGAGGACGGTGCACGTGATCCCGGTCGTCATGCGATCACGACCCCGGAGCGGCGGCGGTCGTCGGCCGTGAGGATCTGCCGGATCTGCCGGGCGACGGCGACGGGGTCGAGAGCTCCCTGGACGACGACGGTGATCCCGCCGCCCGAGCTCGCCGAGGAGGACAGGCCGGGGGCGGCTCGCAGGCCGCGCACCGCCGAGCTGCCGGCGGCGAGGGCGGTGCCGGAGGAGCTGGCCGGCGGGGGGGCGGCGGAGAACGGGAGGATCCCGCCGATCGCGTCGATCGCGCTCTGGACGGCGGCGGGGACCTTGATGTTCTTGATCCATTCGATCACGGACTTGATCGAGTCGACCACACGATCGAACGCGCGCTTGACGGCGTTGATCGGATCGAGGATCGCGTCGAGGGCGGTCCTCGCGGCGTCCTTGAGCCAGTCCCAGACGGCCCCGACGGCTGCCTTGATCCCCTCCCAGATCCCGACGTAGATCGCGATGTAGCGGGAGATGATCCCCTTGATCACGGCGAGGGCGACGTCGATCGCGGTCTGGATCCAGCTCCAGACGGCTTGCACGCCGGCCTTGATCCCGTCCCAGATCGCCACGTAGATCGCGATGTAGCCACGGACGATCCCGACGACGACGGAGAGCACGGCGTCGATGGCGGTGCGGATCCACTCCCAGACGGCGGAGACGGCTGCCTTGAGTCCCTCCCAGATCGAGACCAGCCAGGCGAGGGCGGCGGCTGCGGCGGACTTGATCGCCTCCCATGCGGCCGAGGCGACGTTGGTGATGAAGCCCCAGACCGCCGCCCAGATGTCTTGGAACCACGTGGTCTTCGTGGCGATGAGGACGATCGCGGCGACCAGGGCGATGATCCCGATCACGATCCACGTGATCGGCGAGGTGAGGAACGCGGAGTTGAGGATCCTCTGCGCGATCGCCCAGATCTTGGTGGCGGCGGCGACTCCCTTGGTGATGATCGCGTAGGCCTTGAACGCCACGTTGAGGCCGAGGATCACGGCGGCGATCCCGCCGATCACTCCGCCGAGGACGAGGAAGAGGGTGGAGTTCTTGCCTACCCAGTCGGCGACGGTTGCGAGCACCTTGGCGATCCCCGTGAGAGCCGGCAGGAGAGCCCCGCCGATCGTCTCTTGGGCCTCGGCCATCGCGATCTCCATACCCTTGACCTGGCCCTCGGCGGAGCCGGCAGCCTCGGCGGCGGCTCCTCCCGTGGTCCTGGCAAGCTCGGCCATGATCGCGTCCATGTCGCCGGAGGCGAGGATGGCCTTGTCCATGCCGGGGACCAGCTTGCCGAGGCTGGTCGTCTGGCCGGCGTAGGCCTTCGCGAGAGCATCCGAGACGGAGCCGACGTCCTTGCCGGTCGCCGCCGAGACGTCCAGGGCGGTCGAGAGAGCATCCTGCGAGGTCCCGACGTCGCCGGTCGCCCGGACCAGGGTGGAGAGGGCGGGGCGGAGCTCGTCGTCGGCGACCGCTGCGGCCTTCGAGGTCTTGGAGATCCAGGCCTCGGTGTTGGCGATCGACTTGTCCGAGGCCCCGGTGGCGTTCCGCAGAGCTAGGGCGAGCTGGTCGGCGGCGGCGGCGTCCTCGGCTGCGGCCTTGGCTGCGGAGAGCCCTGCGGCCCCGACGGCTGCGAGAGCTGCGGCAGCCGGCACGGCTGCGGACTTGACTCCGGACTCGAACTTGCCGGCAGAGCCGGCGGTGTCGTCGAGGGCCTTCTGCGCCTCCTTGGCATCGCCGAGGATCTTGACGGTGAGGATCGCGGTCTTGCCGGCCATCCCGCTACCTCCTCGTCTTCGACTTCATCGCCTCGGCCCGCTTCTCCAGCACGTCGAGGACGGTCATCACGGTGGTCTCGTCCTCCAGGAACCACGGGCCGGGGTGCGTGTTCGTGGCGACGGCGATCTCGCAGATCAACCGGGACCAGGAGCCGGGTGGGTAGGGTCCACGACTCCGCCGACCTCCTCCTCGTCCTCGGGCTGCCGGACGGCGAGGCAGCGGGTGAGGAACAGCTCCCAGGTGAGGGTCGGCTCGATCGCCCCGGTTCGGCGAGCTGCGGACCAGGCGAGGAAGCCGAGCCAGGTGAGGGGAGCCTCGGAGGCGGGAGGCCACTTGTGCTTCGCCCGCGTCAGGTCCCAGATGTTGTGATCGAGGAGCGTCGTCGTGACGGTGAACGGCTCGTCCTCGCCGTCCAGGAAGACCTCGATCTGGAGCTGGCCGGTGCTCACTCGTCGCCCTCGACTCTCTCCAGGATCTTCTCGATCTCCTCCTGGTAGAGAGCTACCCACTGGTCCTCGGTCGTGAGGGCAGCGTTCGAGATGAACGGGTTCGCCTTGATCGAGCGGGCCGGCCATCCCCAGTGGATCGGGCCGGCGTAGGGGATCGAGGCTCCGCCGGCCTTGATCCCGACTCCGCCGGCAGCTCGGGTGGCTCGGATCGAGCCGGCCAGGACGCCGGAGCGGACGGGGGCGAGCCCTCGGGCCACGCCGACGACCATGTTCCCGACGGCCTGGTTCACGGCCTTGAGCTCGGAGAGATCGTCGCCGGCAGCCTTGAGGGTCTTCCGGAGCTCCTTGGCTCCCTGGACCTGGACGGCCGGGGTCGAGCTCACGCGTCCACCTTCGTCTTCGCCGTCTTCGAGGAGGCGTTGGCGACGGCTCCGAGAGGGGCGGCATCGCCGTAGACGACGGCCGTCTTGGGGTCGAAGTTGTCCAGGCCGAACTCGAAGTCGGAGTTCAGGAAGTCGCCGTAGTTGTCGGCTCCGAGCTCCAGCGGAGCGAGCTTGAGGAAGCCGGAGACGGTCGTCCCGACGGCCGTGCTCGGGGTGAACGTGAACGCCACGACCTCCCCGATGTGCTGCCAGGTCAGGGCGAAGAAGCCAGCGGCGAGGCCGGCGTCGACGTCGACGTTCCCGGAGAGGGCCCACGTGATCGTGTCGGCGCTCCTCTTCGAGGTCCCGCAGAGCATGGTCTTCTCGTCGCCCTCGGAGATGTCCGGGACGATCGCGGCGTTGTTGACCAGGCAGGAGACGTCGATCTCCGTGCCGGTCTCTCCGATCTCCAGGACGCCGGGGCCGAGGGTTCCCGTGCCGTCAGGGGTGGTGGGCATGTCAGGCTCCGATCTTCGAGCGGCTGGACCATGTGAGCTGGTAGGCGGGGACGGGCTGCCCGCCGCCGGGGAGGGTGAGGGAGTAGGGCTCGCCCTCGGTGAACGGGAAGGCTCCGGAGACGGCGTCGACCAGCTCGGAGAGGGAGGGGCTCACGGAGGTGAGGTTCTGGTTCGGGGCCACGAGGTAGGCCTGCCAGGTGATCGAGATCTGTCCCTTCCCGAAGTTGAACTCCAGGGCCGGCGTGGGGATCCAGACGCACGGCGGATCGACCTTGCCGGAGTCGTCGAAGGCCCGGAGCCCGAGCTCTCGGAACCGGGCGAGGACGGCCTGGACCTCGGCGTGGAGCCCCATCACCCGACCCCGTAGTGATCGCGCATGTACGGGTGGAGGAGGCTCTCGACTCCCTTGAGCCAGTCGGTCGAGATCCGGACCGGACCGAAGTCCGCCGAGCTCCAGGTGTTCAGCACGCCGAACGTGGCGTCCTTCCTCCGGTAGAGCTCGACCGTCACGAGGACCGTCGCCTCGGTGACCGGAGGAGGAGCAGAGGCGGGGTCCGGCCAGGCCGGCTCCGGCTCGCCGAGGTACTCGTCGACGAGGAGGAGAGCCGAGGTGGCGGCAGCCTCGACCGCCGGCACGGCGGGGTCGCCGGCCGGGAGGTCGAGGATCTTGAGTGCTGCCGCTGCGATCGTGACGGGATCGCCCCAGGAGGGCAGCACGTAGCCGGGGGTCGCCACCTACTCCTCCTCCTCCTCGGTCTTCTTCCGCCGGCGCTTCGAGGTCGTCGCCTCCGGCTCGGGATCCTCGGTCGGAGCCCGACCAGCCACGAACGCTGCGCCGGCCCAGTGAGCCTCCGAGGCATCGCCGAGCACGACGTACTGGCCGGCCGTCCAGGCAGCTCCGAGCGAGAGCCCGAGGGCGTTCGCTGCGGCGAGATCTGCCGGCACGGTGGAGCCGGCCGGGGTCCATGACCCCGGCGTGCCCGCCGTCGCCCCGGTGGGGCCGACGGCGGGCTGGAGGACCGACGGCGGGTAGCTCGCGTCGAACCATGTCGGGGTCATCGATCAGACCGACGGGGCGATCTTGACGACCCCGTTTCCCTGTCCCGGCGTGACTCCGCCGTCGGGGCTCTCCAGGGTCGTCGGGCGGTAGAACACGACCGATGCGGCGACCGCGATCTGCCGGCCGAGGAGGCTCGGCTCGACGGCGTCGAGGACGGGGTAGCGGTGCTCGTAGGCCTCGATCCCGAGGGAGTTCCCGACGTAGTAGGAGCCATCGGTGATGCCGGGCGTGACGATCCCCTCCAGGCCGAGGCCGGCGATCGTGAACGTCGACGGGGAGCTGGTCCCGTTCGCGTTCACGGGGTTCTCGAACGGGAACAGCGGGCGGAGGGCGAGGTCGGTGAGACCGCCGAGGCGGGCCCACCCGAGCGGCCCCATCGCGATCCACTCCGGGAGGGCTCCGGTCTGGTCGTAGACCAGGGCGGCGGCGTCGAAGATCGCTTGGCGGACGTCGTCGGCGGCGGCGTTGGCTGCCAGCGGGACCAGTGAGGCGGTGAGGCTCACCTCGGCTGCGAGGGCCTTCTCCTCGGCGTGGGCGAGCCGGGCGAGGAGCTGGTTCACCACGATGTTGAGTGCCTGCGGGATGAAGTCCTCGGCCTGCCTGGAGAGGTTGAGGTAGTTCCCGACGGTCGTGAGCTGGAGGGTGTCGGCCCCGACGTCGAACTTCTGCGAGGCGAGCTCCTGCTTCTCCTTCGCCTGCGGCTGCGCGGCCGTCGCGAAGTTGGGGTCGATGATCCGGGGCCGCATGAAGGAGAACGCGTTTGGAGCGTCCTGGACGCCGATCGCGGAGAGCCAGGGCCGGCCCTTGGGGTTCAGGTCGATGACAGGCCCGGAGGGGCCAGCTACCCAGAGCCCGCCGAAGCCGCCGGCCGTCGCGACGGTGTTCTCGGCGGTGGTGCCCATGTGCTGTGCGGCTCGCCGCTGGATGTTCTCGTAGCGCGCGGCGGCGTCCCGATCGCGCGGGTGGAGCGCGTCCCACAGCAGCTCGCCGGCGGAGCGGTACTGGTGGCCGGCGACGGCTGCGGGGCCGGAGAGGAGCGAGATCCGGTCCTGGATCTCCTGGCTCATGGCCACGTTGTCGACGGTCACTTCGAGCTGGCCGTCGATCGTCTTGATCCGCTCGGAGTAGGCCTTGAGGCTCTCGATGTCGACGGCGGAGAGGTCCCGCTTCTGGTCGACGGCGACGGCCTTGAGGCTCTGGATCTTGGCTTCGTTCTGCGCGCGCTCGTGGAGCAGACGCTCGGTCATGACGTCGCCCATGCGACGGCCCTCCTCGGATCTCGGTGGATCGAGGAGGGGCCGGCCTTTGCGCCCGTGGTGTCCGGCCTGGATCTCCGGGGGTGGCGGGCTTTGCGGCTCGGGGTGTTCTCGCGTTCACGTGGAGGCTAGGCCTCCTCCGCTAGGAACGGAACGGCTCCCATCGCTTGCCGGCCTCGACGAGGGCCAGAGCCTCGGCCAGGACGCGCTCCCGCTCGGCGAGCTCGGCGGCTGCC